AGTTTAAATATCAGTAATACACAATGCAGTTAGTGGACGTAAGGCCTGTACTCCACACTGCATATTACTGAATTACCGTTAATCGTATTGCTACGTAGGTACTTTACACATGATAGCTACATGACTTCTATGTGCGTAATAATAGGTAATACTATACAGCAGCATTGACTTGGCTTACCATTCTCAGTAAGTACATTACCTATTTAAATTGCATTAAAGTGTATCCTGCGTACGGTTGCACCAGACATATGTCCAATTCCCGATCCCACATTCCCATTCACTCCAACTACACCTAAAGGCAGCCTGACAGCGATCTCAATAGGGTTTTAATGCGATCTAACGCACTCTATATACTATATGATACATTAGTACCATCCGTATACATGATTGATTAGAGAGTGTGGCAGTAGCGTTCCCACCCATGTGTGATCTAAACACATGTCTTAGTCTTAGCTCGACAAGCTGTACTAACTACTGCCTAATGATTGTGTGATAGCCTATAGTGCATCATCATACACTATACACTACATAACATTGATCTGTCATGTGAGAGAGTAAGCAGTCATTACACTGACTATTACATCTAAAGGAGCCTTGACAGTGACATCAAGGCTGATATAATTGACATGAAACGACTGCTAATCTACCTAAAGGAGCCATGATTGGGAAATTACAGTCTACTTGCGCTGACGGGGGTATTGGATCGTCAACTTGGACCGGGGGAGTCATCTATAGAGAGTTTCGCGCGCTCATAGATGTCATCGGTTATTTTTTTTTGCCAAAATTTTTCATTTCGCATGGTCGCATATCCCATACTAAATTTATTTTTTAGAAAATTTTTTACAACAGTGACAACAAAATAGAAATTACTACGTTTATATATGCGATACCAGTCTCCAAAGGCTGATTCACCCTAAGGTAATCAATAAAGGGTTAGACATCGGATTATAATAGATTAACAGAGGACGTATATAAAGGTAGTAGGTGAGTACTCAAATGAGATAAAGGTCAAGCGCCAAACTCTATGCATTTATAGTCAATAAAAGGCCGTTAGTTAGTCTATTAGTTTTCTCCGGTAGTATCAAAATGATTAGAGTACAAGTTAAATACCGTTGCTAGAAATAGCTAAGAAGGAGAGATTGCGATAGACGGGTTAGGTGATACCGAAAGGGAACGTACAGATTTAATGAGGAAATAATCAATAAGCCATGCAGAATATGGGCCTGTCTCAAGGGGTAAACTGTGTTTAATTACGAACAAATACAGAATATAATTAAGGCAGTACAACAAAGGTCGGCATAAATACGTTTATATAAGTATGAATTGGAGATACATAAAGAAGAAATTACATAGTAAGAGACTCATATCAGAATATAGTTCTTCTAATAATGAACTCATGAACTACAAAATAGAAGAGTGGGGGAATCAATTTGGATTGACAGATCAACAAAAAAAGACTTTAAAAAGAATTTGGCAAGAAAGATAAGTTAATATATGATTATAATGACATCACAACTTTGGGACGAATCAATCGTTTTTGCTACAGCCCTATTCATCGGGTATGCTTTACATCCGGTAATCAATAGTATAATCGTACATATAGCTGGTACTATATTAAGAGGTATGGATGACGTGAATAGTAAAATAAAAGACTATAGGCGTAGTGGCCGCAAACACAATGATGGAAGATAATAGAGATATAATAGATTCTATTACTGAATTTAATAATGCGAATAGAGATGCATATTTAAAAACAAAAGAATCCGAATGGGTTGAATCTAATGTAAACAATATAATAGATACAATATACGGCGGAGAATTAAAACCAATAAAACAAGGAAAAATGGAAGAGATATTAAATAATGTTCAAGAACAATCAGTTAATAAGGCTGTTATTGAAAACGTGGACAACACAATATTAGCAAATATAGTTGCAGAGAAAGTTAATTATGAATTCGCTAACATGGTTCTAGTGAAACCAATGGATGTAGAGATGGTATTTAAAACACTTACAGTACCAGAAGACTCAGGCGAAAAAGATGAAGAAGGCGAACCTGTAATGCAAATGACTATCAAACAAATAGAGACAGAGTCACTACTTCGTAAAGGCGTCGTATTAGCCACTCCGGCTTCGTTTAAGGCAACTGAAGGCAAAGAAGGTATGTTAGTATTAAACGTTGGAGATATTGTCGTATATCCAAACAAACGATCAATTGACTTTGATCTGTTTAAAGATTCAGCACTAGTTCCTTATTATGAAATACTTGCAAAGGTAGCATAATGAACGAGGTTTTGAATGTTTGGTGTGATGGAGCCTGTGCAGGTAACCCTGGTCCAGGCGGATTCGCAGCAGCGATAATATTTAAGAACTCTACAGTATCGTTTTACTCAGGGTACAATGAGTATACGACTAATAATAGAATGGAATTAAGTGGGTTTATTCACTCACTAAGACTTATATTGAATGAAGTTTATAGTGGGTTTAAAGGCGAAGTAATAATACACACTGACTCTAAGTATATAGAGAACGCTATCAATTGCGGATGGTTAGATAAATGGGCAAGAAAAGGATTCATCAAAATTAAGAATCCAGACTTATGGCAAGAGGTATATACCGTGATAAGTAAATGCGATTTTATAACTGTCAAGTGGGTAAAAGGACATTCGGGGATAATAGGAAATGATATAGTCGATAGATTAGCGGTGGAAGCCATGAATCTGAAAAGGACTAGTGGAGGCATAATGGAAATTTAAAACTTATTTTTAATTGTGTTATTAAAGGAGATGGATACCCAATGGTTGAAGTCTCCTTTTTTTGTGTCTATATAATATTACTTTCCTTTCCATACAACCTTTTCTATTTAATTACGTTTATATATATGTAAGGACATTATCCAGAATATGAGTTACATAAAAATATAATAAAACATAATGAGTAATATTAAAACAATTAGAGTAATTAAACATACACTAGGATTAGTTCCTGGAGATACATTAACAAGAGAAACATCTAATGATGCATTTGTCAATACAAACTTTGTAGTTGGTGATAATTATAATTATACTGGAACCATGGTATTAGATCCAAGTGCCATTACTGATGAATTTTTTGAAGTAACTGAGTGGTTTAATGATTATACACCTAATAGTATAAGAGAGTTAGCAGAGGACTTAAAAGAAGATGCAAAGAAGACGTTAAGTTCTACTAAGAAACTTAAAGCAGAATTAATTCTGTATAAGGATTTATATGCACAGTCTTTTAATGCCAACGATAAACTACATCAAGAACTTATAACGTTAGATGATGTAAATAGGCAATTAAACAAATCACTTCAAGATGAATACGATACTAATATTAAAATAACAAATAGAATAAATACGAAACTGTCTGAATACAAAAAAGAACTTGATGTAGTTTCAAAAGCATTAGCCATTACTGAAATGAATGGATACGCTACTAGTGGATGCATTGTTAGTGGAGAACGATTGGAAAAACTAAGTGAATCATTTACTGTATTTTATAATATGATTGATTTGCTAGAAAAGATTAAAGCATAATGAATAAATTTATAAAAACCATATCCCCAGATAAATTAGGTTATGAGTTTTTACGTAGCTTAAATGGATTATTAGATCTAACGGATAGAGAGTTAGAATTACTTTCTATCTTCTTAGATTTATATTTAGCTAATACAAAAACTAGGAAAGGCAAAACTCCTATAGACTCAACAGAGAATAGACGTCATATAATGAAAGTCACTACTGTTACTAAAGATAACCTTTGCAGATATATCAAAATGTTTAGAGAAAAGAAGATCTTTGTAAAAGAAGATGGAATACTCTCCATGAGTAGGGCTTTAACTCCAATTGCAATCGGAGGAAAGACGGTTCAAATAACAATGATATTAAAAATAAAAGAAGATGAATTACTACAATCCAACTAATCACACGAAAAGACCATCACTATTATCTAGGCTATTTGGCAAAGAAGATGGTGCTTATTATTTTACTACTGATCAGAAGCTAGAATGGAAATCCAAAGGCCAACGAAAGTTGGAAAAAGACTTCTCTGCATATGTAAATAGAAAACAAAAAAGGGCACATAGATGTAATCCATTCTTAAATGATGATTACTATATTATTACTGAAAAACAATGGTCTCCAAAAACACAGATATATATAGTATACTAGCAGAAAAACATGGACTGCACAAGTCCGTCATATCAATGATTTGTAATCACCCTTTCATATTTGCGTCTAGACATATATCTAATCCCGATGATGAAAAGAATTTAATGTTTGCATATCTATTTAAAATTAAACTCAAAAAACGGTTCAAAGGAAATAAAAGAAAATTATATGACGATCGCAAAGAAAGAAGAGAGAGTAACGAAGAACATAGCAATCAGAGCATTTGAATATGCAGTATGTCAATCTAGTTGCAAAGACGGTGATAAAGCAAAATCTACTAGATGTATTGTAGAAAAAAGAGGTTGTGATATTAGAAATAACTTTATTAAAAAATTAGACTAATGCAATACATATTGACGCAAGAAGAATATGATGGAACGGTTAGTTCTAAAATATATAAAGAATTAACTACCGATCTAGTTAGAACTCAAGAAAAACTCAACATGGCTTTACATTATTTTAAATCAGGTGGAGAATGTGATAGAGTAGAACACAATGGATTCTGTGATGATTGTGTACTTGCATCAATGAATTTAAAAAAGAACTTTAGAATTTGTAATGATGAAAGGTACTCTAAATGAGACATGATATTAATTTCTTTGTAGATGAAGATGGAATGTCTTTAGACTGTACTCAAAGGGATTTAGATAATTCAGATAAAGGATATGTTTTAAAGCAAGTCAAAGAAGGATTTAGATTGATGATAATTAGAAAACAAATGATGGGAATAGTTTATATATGGAAAAGAATAAGAAAATGATTATACATGAATTCTACCCAGAGATATACCCAGTATTATTTTGGGTGATAGAAAACCCAAACGTAAAACAACTATACGAATCATTTAGTTATCATGATGATACTATACAAGAAATAAGAGAATTCAATAAAGATGGTATAGCACTAACATTCCAATTAATGATAAAGAATGATACATTAAAATATGGAGTAGTAGTAACATTAAATAGACCTAAAGATCTAAAGCCATGGAGTATGGCACATGAAGCTTGCCATGTATCTAATTTCATATATAATTATATTGGGGCAGATGAAGTTGATTTAGGTGGCGAACCTCATGCATATTTTATCGAATGGATAACAAAGTGTATATATGAAGTAGTTAATGAAACTAAAAATAAAAATATGAACAAATTAAAATGTGGTGGCAAAAAACCGCCTATTAAAAAATAAATAAAATGGAATTAAGAATAACAAGAATAGACGAAAAGGCAACATTGCCACAAATAGCTTCCAATGGAAATGCATTTGAATTAACCTGTACTGCTATTGCAACTGGCGTCGGAAGAGATGGCAGATTAGTATTAGAATATAAAACAGGACTAGAGATTGATATTCCAGACGGATACGTGGGTATGTTATTTATAAATGATAACTGTTATAGTAACTCATTAGTATTGACTAATTCGGTAGCAACGTTCCTGTCTGATTCACCACAAGAGATTGTAGCACGATTTAAAACTAATACTGATTCAATTCCTGCAATATATGAAGTAGGTGAAGTATTTGCAAAGATGATCATAGTAGAACTGCCAACAATTACTATTACTGAAAATATAATTCCTGCAGTATCATTAATGTCACAATCAGTAGAAACATCAGATACGCAAATTGTAGAGACTACTACTACTGAAGAATTACCACAGTCGAATGGATAAGTATTATACTCCTAGAATAGAAGAATTTCATATTGGATTTGAATACGAAAGTTTCGATCCAATTGATTCTTTCTGGATTCCGTCTATTTCAAATTCATATACTATAAGTTGGTTATATGGTCATAAGACAATATCAGATTGGGTTAGAGTTAAATATCTCGATAAGGAAGATATAGAATCATTAGGTTTTAAAATAGACGAATGGGTTAATATAGAAAACTTTGGAGATGTAATGATATCCTATAGTGAGTTACTACATAGAATTAGAATAAAGACAAAGGATTTTTATAGAGACAATAGTGGTAGATATGATGACTTGTATTTAATATATAGGTTAGAGGTTAAAAACAAATCAGAACTAATTATATTACTAAAACAATTAGGTATAAATGAATAGATATTATATTCCAGATATATCACAGTTCGTTCAAGGGTTTAAATTTGAAAGACTTGGAGTAGTGAAAGGAGAAAAAATTGGATCTATATTGTATCTTGATAAAGAATATAATGATAAATACGGAAAAGATATTTTTCAAGAAGAGGATTTATGGGTTGAATTTACTGTTTTTTGGAAAAGAGAGCCAGAATTTAAGACTATAGAACATGGAGATATATCTATAACCTATAAAGAATTTCCAGAATGGGATTGGGATCCATGGGTAAGAGAAAATTACATTCAAGACTTATTAAAAGAGGGTAAAATTAGAGCAAAATATGAATAATAAATTAGCAGATATAGTTGGAGGAAAGGTAATTATACATCAAGATACATTAGAAATTCCATGTTTCAAAAAGATATGGAATGATAATGCAGATAAAGATTTAGCTACCAAATACATAGATTACATATTCTTTAAACATCATCCAGATAGTCCTTATGTAATCTCAATGCCATTAGAGTATAGAGATGAAAGATTAAGGAAAGAATTGTTTGCTGAAGATTGGGAACCTACTCCTGATATTATATATGCAGAACAAACATATTTAGAGTTCCTGGATACATTATTACTACAGTTATTAACTGGATATAGAAATACACTAAGTGCCATAAGTAAGTATTTAAATAACATTGTAACAGGGACCCTCGATATGCGTATGGTAAAAGAAGCATTAACTGCCGGAGCTCAATTAGATAAGACTATTAAGTCTGTAACATCACTAGAGAAACAAGTACGTAAGGATGAATTAGAATCATCTAGAGTGCAGGGTGGTAGTGAAGTTGGTCATTACGAAATGCCTAAATCAAGATAATATGGACACATTAAATCACATAGGTTGGTTTCTGTTTTATGCATTTTTTGTTTGGATTGGCTGGATTATTCCATCTATGTATTTTAGAATATGCAGACTAAAAGATACTATCAAGGATATGGTATCAGAACATTCTAAATTATTATCACAAAAGAAATCATCTGAAGTCAGATTAGGCCAGATATCTGAGAACTTAGCGCCATTCTTAAAGGACTTTAAATATAACCCAAAGAAAGCACACTTCTTAGGTAATCCTATAGACTACATTATATTTGAAGAAGACAAGATAGTATTACTTGAGATTAAGTCAGGGGAATCTAAATTAAGTGATGGTCAGAAGAATATAAAGAGATTGATACAAGAAGGTAAAGTAGAATTTGATCAAATGAGGATTAATTAATAAGGAGATGACGAAAACCTTTGATAGAGTAGTCAATATAAATAAATAAATACAATTATGGATGCAATTAAATTTAATAAAACACAAGACTGGACTATTTTTATTCTACGTAGAATAGATGAGGATATGGTTGAAACAGATACTGTACTTGGCGGATTTTACAGTTATATACAGAAAGATAAAAGCACTGATATATTTAATGAATGTACACTTGGTTGGTCTGATGAAGATAAAGATGACGTATACGCAATAATAACGTTTTTTGATACATCGGTTATGCCACTATATAAATCATCAGTATATTATATAATGACAGACACTGGTGGAACAGTAGCCAATAGATCATTTAAACTATAATAAAAAATTAACTAGGCATATGAATAGTGTGCTTAGTCATAAAACAACAATATGGATAATATATTATTAGCGCTTCAAAGAAAATTCTCTCAAGAGTTTGATGAATGGAATAAAAGAGTTGAAAAAGAGCTTAACTTTTTACAATATAACTTATATAAACCTAATGATGATATTGAAGTTATAACTACAAAAAACTCATATAAAGATTGGGATAATGACTAAAAATGTCAAGGTTAAGAATGCAAAGACTCACGAATATGATGGTCAAAAGTTTAAATCAGGGTTAGAGTTATTCTGCTACAAACTATTGAAAGAGAATAACATTCCATTTATATATCAACCAGCATCATATGTTCTTATACAAAAGTTTAAATCAAACTTCAGATGTTACGAGGATACTGGTAAGATTACTAGAGATAAGAATAAGAAGATATTATCCTCTACTAAGCGATTTGATCTAATAGAGAATGTAAGAGAGATTGCATATACTCCTGATTTCTGTGGAGTAGATAATGATTGGATAATAGAAACAAAAGGTTTTGCTAATGATGCATTTCCATTAAGATGGAAGTTATTTAAAGCTAAATTGAACGAAGAAGACTTTCAAGGCATATTAATGAAACCAGAAAGCCAGAAGGAAGTAGTCCAATGTATAGATATAATAAAAGATCAAACAGTTGTAGAATATATAACTGATAATAAAACAAATTAAATTAAACAACGTTTAGAGTACTAAACAATAATTATTGATTATGAATAATAACACAAATAAGGTATCTACTAAAGTATTGACGCCTACAAAAAATGAAATCGTAGCTCCTGTTGATGCAGTTGAGATTACTCCTATAGTAAAGAAACCTTACAATAAGAGACGTAAACGTAAACCAATTACTATTACTGCCCCTACAACTGATACAATAGTATCTGTAACACCAGAAGTTATTGTAGTAAAAAGTACTAAGAAATTGAATATTTTCAAAAGGATTGGCAACTGGATTGCATCATTCTTAAAAGCAAAATATACGCAATTCAAAGCATGGCTGAATAAGTAAAACCCAACAATGGTAAATTTTAGTAAGAAGATTTTAAATTCTAACAAATTCAGAATCCCCGCGATCCACTTTCAGGACCACGGGGTTTACTGTTTTGCACCATATGGGACTACAGAGTATTTAACATATTGGGATACAGAAGCAGAAAGATGTGTAGAGGGTTATATGGCTCCAGATGGTGATTGGATAAGTGGGTATAATTACTTCTATCTAAATTACTGTCCTATATTGAGATTAGTAGAGTTTACGTATAAAGATAGATTTGGTAATACAAAAACTCGTCGAGAAAAATCAAGGGAATTTCCTGACTTTTACGATTATGATTATTATTACTTTACTGCTGTTCAAGAAGCAGAAGAAGAGGGTGGTCATATGACCGTTTTAAAGTCTCGTGGTAAAGGATATTCATTTAAAGGTGGCTCTATGTTAGATAGAAACTACTATCTAATACCAGACTCTAAAGGGTATGCTATTGCTGCAGAAACTGAATATTTAGTCAGGGATGGTTTGCTAACTAAGGCATGGGATTATATGGACTTTATAGACGAACATACTGCATGGTCTAAAAAACGACAAGCAGTAAATACCAAGATGCATAGAAAGGCTTCTATTATTACTACTGATGAAATGGGTAATAAGATCGAGGTTGGTTATAAATCCGAGATAATAGGAGTATCATTAAAGAATGATCCCAATAAAGCTCGTGGTAAACGTGGTAAACTTATATTATGGGAAGAAGCTGGTTCATTTAAAGATATATTGCAAGCATGGCAAATAGCTAGACCTTCTGTAGAAGAAGATGGTAAAGCCTTTGGTTTGATGATAGCATTCGGTACTGGTGGTGATGAAGGATCTAGATTTGATGGACTAAAAGAAATGTTCTATAATCCAGCTGGATACAATATTAAAGCATTCCCAAATATATGGGATGAAGGAGCTGATGGGAATACATGCGCTTTCTTTGTGCCGGTATATGCTAATATGTCCGTATTAGACATAAACAGTAAAAGAATGTTCATGGATAAGAATGGCAATAGTCTAAAGACTAAAGCTATTGATTACGCTATGTCTGAACGTCAAAAAGTAATAGATGGATCGTCTGATTCCAGAGCAATTGATAGGTATATTGCAGAGAACCCTATAACTCCTCAAGAAGCTGTTTTAGAGCTCACAGGGAACATATTTCCTAAGAAAGAACTAATGATACAGTTGGCTGCAATACGTACCAACAGGAAACTCCAATCACATAAACAGGTAGGTGACCTAAACTATATTAATGGAGAGCTTAATTGGACTATTAAGCAAAATGGTGATATAAGTAAATACCCACTTGGTAGAGATGATAAACATGAGGGGAGTATAGTCATATGGGAACATCCAAGTAAGGACACATCAAATCAATTATATATTGCAGGATGTGACCCATATGATCATGATAAGGCTGGGACAAACTCATTAGGCGCTACATTTATATATAAGCGTATACAAGACTTTGAATCGTATTATGATATAATAGTTGCAGAGTATACTGGTCGGCCAGACACGGCAGAAGATTACTACGAAAATGTACGTAAATTATTACTGTATTATAATGCAAGGTTACTTTATGAAAATGAACGTAAAGGTATATTCCCATACTTTACACAAAAACATTCTGATTATTTACTAGCAGATCAACCGGATATCATCAATGATATTATAGGCAAGTCTACAGTACAACGCAGAAAAGGCATTCACATGAATGTCCAAATAAAAGACTATGGCGAGGGGCTTATAAAGGAATGGCTCAATGAAGAATATGCTCCAGGCAAAAAGAATCTAACTAAGATACTATCAGAACCATTAATAGAAGAGTTAATACAATATAATGACAAAGGAAACTTTGATAGGGTTATAGCGCTCATAATGGTAATGATATATAGACAACAACTACATAATCTGCATGTAAAGAAAAAGAACGCAGATGTAAGAAAAAACAATCTCTTTAATAAACCACTATTCAGTAAGGATTGGTGGGGATCATCAGATGATGCATTAGGAGAAATAACAAAAAACTCAGTAGAAATAAATTGGAATTAAAATGAATAACACAACGACCATGTTCCCAGCACAAAAATTAAGTCTTAAAAAGAAGACTAAGGAGTGGGGAGAAGCTTGCGTAGATTATATTATTGGCATGGGGGAAACTGTTCCTTCTGGTTCCGATAAAACTAACTTCGAGGAGATGCAGACATATTATGATCTGTACAATAGTATATTTGATGAAAAAGATTTAAAGTATGTTACAGATCCATTTAAACAAGACGATGGATTCCCTGCTACTGCTCAGGACTTTAATATAATCAGACCGAAAATAGATCTATTACTTGGTGAGGAAACTAAGCATCCATTTAATTTTAGGGTAATTAGAACTAGTCAAGATGCTTCATCTGATGTACAAGATCAAATGAAAAAGATGATTGTTGATTATATGATGGCTGAGATTATGTCTACAATGTCACCAGAACAAGCACAAGAGTTTCAAACAAAACTAGGTACAGGGGAGATTATGCCTCCAGAAAAAATATCTTCTTTTATAACTAAAGACTATAAAGACATTGCGGAAGAAACTGCATATCATAGTTTAAATTATTTAAAAGAGAAACTAAGTCTTCCTCATGAGTTTCATAAAGGGTGGAAGGATGCATTAATTGCAGGTAAAGAGATCTATTATACTGGAGTTATTAATGGAGAACCTAATTTAGAGCATGTAAATCCAATGTATTTTGGTCATGACCATTCACCAGATTTAGAATTTATAGAAGATGGAGATTGGGCAGTTAGACGCATGAGAATGTCTCATACTGAGATATATGATAGATTATACGATAAGATGACCGAGAAACAATTAGACAAGCTACTCGAACTTACTAATGCTAATCCCGGTGCAGGTAGTTATGGCAGGGATGGATCTAATGTAGATTATATCCATTTAGACATGAAAACAGTTTCAGGTCCTGGAGATGATAACATGAATAGTGTTAATCAAGTAAATCTATGGCATGCAACATGGAAGTCTTATAAAAAGATTGGGTTTGTTACTATTCTAGATGAAACTAACCAGCCTCAACAGATGATAGTTAGCGAGGATTATATGGCTATCGGAAATGAATTGGATATAGAATGGAAATGGGTTATTGAAGTATGGGAAGGATATAGATTTGGGGAAGATGGATACGTAGGAATACAGCCGCTAGAATACCAATTTGTATCATCAGATAATTTAAATTCGCAGAAACTACCATATTCTGGAGTTATATATAGTAATACTAATTCTAGGTCTAGATCATTAGTATCTATAATGAAGCCACTTCAGTATATGTATATCATTGTATGGTATAGACTAGAATTGGCATTGTCTAGGGACAAAGGGAAAGTAATAACAATGGATATTACTCAAATACCTAAATCTATGAATATAGATGCTGCTAAATGGATGCATTATCTATCTGCAGTTGGCGTTAACTTCGTTAATCCATATGAAGAAGGCTGGGATATACCAGGTAGAGAAGGTGGTAAACCATCGCAGTTTAATCAGATCTCAGCACTTGATCTAACTATGTCTGATGTAATTAGTCAGTACATAAATTTAATGGCTAAGATCGAAGATATGACAGCCGAAATATCTGGTGTTAGTAGACAAAGACAAGGTGAGATATCTCCAAGTGAATTAGTTGGAAATGTAAATGCCGCTACAACTAACTCTGCTAATATTACTGAACCACTATTCTGGATGCACAATCAATGTAAGAAGAATGCATTAAGGATGCTGCTTAACACTGCAAAAGAATGCTGGAGAGATTCAAAACGTCAGAATATACAATATATGATGAATGACTCTACTAGAATCTTTATGAAATTAGCAGGCAACTTCTTCTACGAAGATATGGATGTATTCATTTCTGATTCGTCTAAAGACATGCAGAATCTAGAACTAGTAAAAGGGTTATATCAACCTGCAATCCAGAATGGCGCAAGCATCTTAGATATTGCAGAAATAATGACATTAGATAGTGTATCTGCGATTAAAACTAAATTAGGTCAGATTGAAAAGACTAGAGCAGAACAACAACAGCAATCAGCTGATGCAGAAAATCAACGTCAGATTCAATTGAAACAAGCTAATGATGAAATCAAACAACAGGAACTTGGATTAAAACAACAAGAACTTGAATTAGAAAAGTATAAGATCGATACTGATAATCAGACCAGGATTACTACCGCAGAGATTGGAGCTTATAAAGGTCAAGTTAATCTTGATGTAAATGGGAATGGTATTCCTGACCCTATGGAAATAGCTAATTTAGCCTTAGATCAAAATAAACATGCTGCTGATCAATTTAGTAAGCAGATGGAACTAGATCAAAAAGAAAGAGCAGCTACATTGAAACACGATATTGATAAAAAGAAAATTGACCAAGAGAAGAAGTCTGATGAAATGAAGATGGACATTGACAGAGATAAGATCAATATGGAAAATAAGAAAATGGATGTTCAGATGCAAATACAGAAAATGAAAGACATGGCCGCCCTTGAACGTGAAAAAATAAAGGCTAGAACTGCATTGAAAAATAAAGTAACAGGAGAACGCTAATATGCCAAAACTTATACCAAAACCAGATGATGCTTTAACTAGAGATTGGAGAGCTGGTGTCCAAAGAAGTTCGTCTACAAACGTAGTTATTCCTAATGAAATTCAATCACAACCAATTGCATCTTCTATAGTAAAAGGAGATGCAACCCCTAAGATGATAAACATAAGAGATAAACGTAGAGTTAGATACACGTCCGGAGAACCTGTTAGCGACTCTTTAGGAAATTCAAAAACAGGAGTGTATCCCACTTCTAGCGCCGTGAAAACTGTTAATCAATCTAAAATAAGGGGAGTTGATCCATGGAATCCATTGGCAGTGTCATTTCAAGAATCTAAATTAGGTAAGGATGATCCTGACAATCCCGGACATATTGTAAATCAAGATTTTACTCAACCTACTGGAGAGGCAGATATGGTTAATGTCCTACAAGATAAGATGGCCGAAGGGAAAAAATTAGGTTATAAAGATGAACTGCACCAATTACAAATGTATAATGGTATGGGGAATCTAAAATCAGATTCTGATAAATCATATAATATTAAAACCGGCCAAGGCTCATCTCAAAAGAAATGGTATGGCGTACCAATTCCTCCTTCTGGTATTATTAATATGAAAGATAATCCTTTATACGGAAAAGAGGTTACTGATCTAAGAGATAATGTACTTAAAAAAAGTACTGATATTCAAAATATAGTAGATACTACCGGGACTCAAGGTGGTGTTTTAATCAAAAATGGAGTTAAATATACTAACCCAAATTACTTAAAGAAGGCAGCTGCTAATAGATGGTTATCTGCTAATACAAAATAATACAATTGATAAATAAACAATTATGAAAGACAATGACGTACTGGGTGGATTTAGTGCAATTTTTGATACACTATCACCTAATGAAGACATGAAATTAAAAGGATTCGAAGTCGTAGAAGACCCAAACGATCCAACAACTGATACTAGGGCATTGGATATTAATACTCCAAATCCATTCACTATGGACGACGAACCCGATGAAATAGTAGAAACTCCAATTCCTGGAAAAGAAAAGGAACCTGAATCAACTCCAGTGGTAGAGTCTGAACCAGAAAAAGAAACTGAACAAGTAGATGAATCTGAGACGGAACAAGTAACTGCATTCTTTGATGCAATCGCAGAACAAGTCGGGTGGAATGATATTACTGATGAAGAGAAACCTAAATCAGTAGAAGACTTTGTATCATACATGAAGAGTGCTGTAGAAGAAAGTAGCGTTCCTCAATATGCTAATGATGAGATTGCCGCACTTGATGAATATGTTAAGGCTGGAGGATCAGTAAATGATTACTTTAATCGTACATCTGATGTAGACTACGACTCAGTAGATTTAACTGATGTTGAATCACAGAAAGCATTGGTTAGTGAGTTCTTAACTGCTAAGGGTTTTAGTGATACTCAAATTAAAAGAAAGTTAGAAAAGTATGAAGATGCTGACCTTTTAGAGGATGAAGCAACTGACGCTATCGAGTTTTTGAAGGAATCTAAAGAACAGAACAAGAAAGCGCTATTGGAAGAACAAAGAACTGCTTATGACAATGGAGTGAAGGAGCAACAAAAATTTTACAACAACGTTGTTGAACAAGTAGAAGCACTAGAGGATGTACGTGGGATAAAAATACCTAAAGAAGATAAGAAACATTTAGTTGAATATATGTTCAAGGTAGAATCTGATGGTAAAACAAAATACCAAAAAGACTATTCGAATCCCGAGAAAATAGCTAAGAACTTAATAGAATCTGCATACTTTACCTGGAAGGGTGATAAGTTGATAGAACAAGCTAAAAGGTCTGGCGAAACGTCTGCTACAGAAAGACTGAAGAATACTTTGAAAACAAACAAAGTAAGTGGTTCAAAACAATCAATAAACAATGGGTCTCCAACACCACTATGGTCTATAGCTTCGCAACAACTATTACGAAGACCCCAATAATTAAATAATAAAACTAAGTTTTAAAATGGATAATGGAATTTTAAATAATCTACAGCTTTACAGAGGAAAATGGTTTTCTGATCTTGTTGATGAAAACATGCTTTCTAATGCATTGTTAACTAAACCTCACGAAGTATCTAGCGTAATTTCTTACGTATTTGGTACCAAGGACGATGGATATAGTTCTGCTCTTGACTTCTTAACAGGTGGTCTTGGTAAAACTATGGTAATTGACCAACGTGAATTCAGATGGTCAGTAATGATCGACTCTGACCGTGCAGTTACAATCCGTTCAGCTAAGTGGAATGGTTCTGTAGTAACAGACCCAACAACGCAAGCAGGATTAGGTAATACACCTATCATGTTGTCATTGGAAGATAAATGGTTTGGTCCTGGTGCAATTATCGAATTGGACGATAAAGAATTTCAGTTACGTGTATCTGGAGCTCCTTACCAAGATGGTAATGAATGGGTTTATACCTGTTTCATCGCAGATAGTCAAGCTACTTCGTTTGTACCTGGTAAATATTTAGTTTCTGGATGTCAAGTATCTCGTTTAGGTTCTGCCTACGAAGAATATTCTGAAGAAGCAGATATCATCAATTACAACACTCATATTAAATTGCATAATCATTTGACTACAGTTCGTTTGTCTTATGATATTACTGGTACTGCTTTTAGTACTGTACTTGCAATCACATTAAAAGACCCTAAGACGGGTAAGACTTCTTATTTGTGGTCTGACTTCCAGGAATGGAAAGCTGCTCGTGAATGGAACAAACGTCAAGAACGCCAATTAGTATATTCGAAATATAATGCTAACGCTGATGGTACCACCGATTTGATGGGAACTAATGGTCGTCCAGTTTATATTGGCGCAGGTCTGTTGCAGCAAATTGCTCCAGCTAACCGTAGGTATTATACTGAATTGAATGCTGACTTGTTGGAAGATTTCTTGTTCGATATGTCTTACAATATGCTTGGAACTAACGAACGCAAATTTGTAGCCTTCACTGGCGAAATGGGTATGCGTGAATTTGACCGCGTGTTGAAAGAAAAGATGGGTGCTTTCAATTTAATTGATAGCAAATTCATTACAGGTTCAGGTCAGGAATTAACTTTAGGTGGTCAGTTTACTACTTATCGTATGACCAATGGTATTGAGTTAACTGTTAAACACTTACCAATGTACGATGATATCGTTCATAATCGTAAGTTGCACCCAATTACGGGTAAACCGGTTGAATCGTATCGTTTTACTTTCTTAGACTTTGGTACAAGAGACGGTGAAGCTAATATCGTTAAGGTAGCTAGAAAAGATAGAGAAATGGTTATGTGGCATACTGGTGGTTCTGTTACCCCTGGTGCTGGATATGGTAAATCTATCAACACTTTGCGTTCAAATGCAAAAGATGGTTACTCAGTACACTTCTTAGGTGAAGTCGGCATAATGGTGCGTGACCCAAGGGCGTGTGGGGAGCTGATCATGGACGTAATAGATTAAATAAATTAGCATAAATGGATTGGTTTTCATTTATGCTACAAACAACAGGTAAGTTTACTACGTTATCAAAATGTAATATGTATAAAACTTTTTAAAATATTTTGAATATGGTTTTTCTAATTTCGAAGGTATATCAACCCTTTCGTTTTTGGGTTGATTGTTTTTAATATTAATTTTTTAAATCTTTATAATTATGGCACTTACTTTAGATGGCACAACTACATTACCTGCAATGGGTGGTAGTTCAATGGGCGGCGTTGGTCTTGGCGCAGTTGGTGGTGGAGTAGCAGGTCTCGTATTAGGGGCATTGTTAGGAAACAACGGAAATGGTTTATTTGGAGGCGGAAGCACTACTGCTAACGTAGCAGAATTCGGATCTCTAAACAATCAAATTCAAACTCTTCAAGCTCAAGTTGGAGCGAATGACTTAAGGAATGAAATGGAGAGTATGGAAAATACTTTCGCTACAATTACCAGTGGTCAGACAGCAGCAAACGCAGCTAATTTTAATAATTTGAGTTCTTTGATAGGTAATGTTCAAACAGCTCAAGCCTCAAATAACTTTACTACTTTGCAGTCAGTAAACGATTTAGGTCGTGATATAACTGCTCAGAATAATCAAAATGCATTACAACAGTTAAATAGTTTTAATAATTTAACTACAACTACTTTGCAGGGATTCAATAGTTCTGCAATGCAAGTACAAAATGCTACTAATCAGATTATAGCACAAGGCACAGCTAATGCTGCCGCAATGGCAAATTGTTGCTGCGAAATAAAGAGTACTATTTTAGCTGATGGCAATGCAACTCGTGCATTGATTAACGATCTGAATGTACAAAGTTTAAGGGATCAATTGGCAGCAGCTAACAATCAAGTTAGCAATAACCAACAGAATCAATATCTGTTAAGTTCAATCTTAGCTCATATTCATCCAACAGTAACCAGTACTACTATTGTCTAATAAAAAATACCAAAGGGGCTTCGGCCCCAATGGTTAATATATAAAAAAGATATGGCAAGTCCGGTAACATTAGGAACTACAGCAGCTGTAGTACTCCTACCAAATTTATCTAGAGCTGGCGTTAGATTTCAAAATACTAGCGCAACGCAAACTATCTATCTCAAGAGAGTCCCAAGCGAAGGCTTATACACAGCAGTATCAACTACTGACTATGATGTAAGAATGCTTCCAGACTCTGCTACTGGAGAAGGTGGGGAACCATTTGAGACTAATTCAGTTTCAGGATTTCAGGCTATTGCTTCGGCAGCAGCTGCTACATTAGCTATTTACGAAACAGTAAAAGTATAAAATCATGGAAGAGAATTTCTTTAAAATTAGTTTTGATAAAGTCATGGAAATGATTTTAATCGAGGAAAGGCAAAAGATACATAAGTTTATCTTAGACACTTTAGGTAAAGCAACGGCAGATATATTCGAAACATATAAACCAACTGCCTCGGAAACACTTAAATTATTTTCAGCAATTTAATTTAGCCAAAGATGGAATACAATACACAGGATAATATAACTACTCCAGAAGTAGTCGTAGAACCAAAAAAAGTATATCCTATGGTAGAAGAAATGACATTCAGATCTCCAGTCAAAAGTGAGGAAGAGGCATATAAACTATTAATTGCTATACAAACATTGGTTAACGAGATTGGATCATTAGAGATTATTTCTATGTTCGATTATTTCGTATCAAACCCATCCGCAATTGCAAAGGCTAGAAAGTATTTACCTTATATAAAAATGTTGGGATGAGCAAATTTATAAATTTAATAGAGAAGGCGGCTCCAATTGTAATACAGTCCAAGCCGATGATAGAAATCATTAATATCATAAATGAACATTTAGATGACATGTGCGTATTGCACCCTGGCGCTAATGAAGAACTTATGAATGAAATCTACATGATAGCAAATGGACCTTATTTCGATTTAGATATGGCCAATAAGGCTGTAGCTGCTATGTATAATGAAGATGGGACCCTAGGTCAAAAACTCAGTTTAAATGATACTAATCAAATAGCGTCATCAATGAGTATATATTTTGATAAATTTAACCAATACGATTGGTACTATACATTGAATATGATATATTCAGATTATAGTGTAGTTTTATCAAATAACTCTTCAATGTTGAATGAAATGGCAAAAGCTTTTTTAATGGATAAGGATGCCCCCGCAGGGAAGGCATACCTATATTATAAAGCAATGTGCTAAAAATACTTATGCGGAGTGATTGGTTTTGCTCCGCATAACAATTAATAATTATATGTTTATATACAAGATAAGTAACAATACTAATGGAAAGATTTATATTGGGATAACTACAAAAACTGTGCTCAATAGGTTTCAAAGACATTGTGTTATTGCTAGAACTTCTAATAAACATAATAAAAAGTATTTACATTATGCTATGATGAAATACGGCTGGATTAATTTCTCCGTAGGAACTATAGAAGAATGTAATTCTATTGAAGAATTAAAAGAAAGAGAGTCTTTTTGGATAAAAGAACTGGATTCAAATAATCCTAAAATTGGATATAACTTAACAAAAGGCGGAGATGGTCTTGCTGGATATAAAGTATCTAGAGATATAATGCAAAAAGTATGGGATTCTAATAAAGGAAGGAATCAATCAATAGAAGAGAAACAAAGACGAAGTGCCACTATGCTCGGCCTAGTCGTTAAAGATACTAGTATCAATAATCTGAGAGCGCATAGTATAAGTGTCAGCATACCAATAATCAAATTCGATTTAAATATGAATATATTAAAAGAGTATTCTTCTATATATTCTGCAAGAAAAGATATTGATTATAATCAAAGGATAAGAAAAGATTTAGTATATGATAATAAATTATTTTCCATATCTAATGACAGTATTTGGAGACTTAAATTAATAAACAAATAAAAAATTAAAAATTTTGGAAGTAGTTTTAAAACATAAGCGTAAAGACGCTTGGGCTGGCGTAATCAAATATAAATCATGTTTTGATTACATTGCACCCGCATTAACAAGATCTGGTAATAGACATACTGGACTTACTGAAGAAGAAGCCACTAGGTTAGAAAAAGAATTAAATCTAGGACCAAATACATTGGCTCCTTATAGTAAATATTGGGTAACGTTCATTATAAAAGTAACGAATAAAGAATTGCTTTTAGATACAAGTCGACCTT